ATCGGTTTCACAATTCATGTTGAATAATTTGGTTAGTACAGATACAGAATTCACTAAAAAAGCTGTAGATGGTTTTACTAAAGTTTTGAGTGCAATTAATGAGAAACATACTGAATCATTAAAAGAACTACAAATGAACAATGCTTATGGTTCAAAGCAGCAACAAAACAGCCAACAGCAAAACAATCAGAATGAACAACCAAAAAATCCGGAAGAATTATTAAGCCAGATTTTAAAACCACTTAACTAAATGGAGGAGTCAAAATGAAGAAAACATCAGTTAACAATTTAGAGTATTTAGATATTTCACCAGCAATTAATGCGATGCAGGTACCAAACACACCGTTTTTAAGCTACTTATTAGGCGCAGGCAAAACAGCGCCGGCAGGTTCAACAGAAATTAAATGGCGAGAATACGAAATCAATTCCGATGATTCATCTGAACAATTAGAAGGTGGAGAATACAAAGATGCTGAATCCGGTCGTAATTGGATTAGTAACTACCAAGAGATTTTCCGCAAATCAACTTCTGTTTCAGGAACTCTAGATGCAATTAACGTCAACGGGATCGGTAGCGAATTAAATAATCAAGTTGCCTTACGTGGAATGGAAATGAAAATTGACTTGAACCGTAAATTAATTACGGGAGTAAAAACTAATGAAGCGGGATCTGTTGGTCGTAAAATGAATGGTATTTTGAACTTGATTAATGCCAGCAACAAAGTTGAAACGGCTGCTGCAGGAGCTGTGACACGAAAAGATATTGATAATATGTTTCGTGTGATGTTCGACAAAGGCTACATGGGAGAAAAACTTTGTTTAGTATCACCAGATATGCAAGATTTGATGACTGACGAATTAGATGGTAAATCCACTAAAATTGTCCAATTTGGCGATGCCATGACGTTTGGCTTGCAATTAGGTAAAATCGTTTCTAACTATGGAACGGGTATTGCCTTAATCGAACCAGCTCTGCCGGTTGGAACGATTGCTGCATTAGATACAAACTATTTACGCTTGCGTCCTTTACGTGAATGGCGAGCAGTAGAGTTAGCAAAAACAACAGATTCACGTCGTATTGGTATCGTTGGGGAATATTCTATCGAATATAATGCATCTAACTCTGGTTCAATTCTTAATTTGAAAACAGCGACAGAAGGATAATAGAGATAGTCAATTGGCTATCTCTGTTTTTATTTAGGAGGAATTAGTATGGCTAAAAAAGAAGAAGTAAAAACAGCTGAAAAAGAAGAAACTAAAAAAGAAGAAGTAAAAACAGTTGAATTCCGTGTGGCAAAAGAGAAAAACTTTGTCGGATTCACACACCCAAAAACGCGCCGATTTGTGACTGGCGATAAAGATGGAAAGTTTTTTATTAGAGAAAACGATGCTGACGCATTAAAGATTTTACGTGAAGCGGCTGACATCGTAGAAATTTAGGAGTGATCGCATGGACGATTCACTGAAAGAAAAAATTGTTGCGTCAGTCTTGGTACAACTGCCTGGATCAAAAAAAGAACGTCTAGAGACAATTTTAGAATTAATCATTTTAGAGATTGAATCATATAACACTTGTGGTAATGATATTCCTTGGACAAAGTTACAAGGCGTGATTACAGAGGTTTTATATCAAACAGCTAATCATGAGCTAGAAATGGTAGTATCGTCTGTTAAGCGAGGAGATACGACTATTAGCTATGCCTCAAAAGCAAGTATGATTCAAGGTCTATTAACGAACTATCACGATTTAATCAAACGGACTATTGGCTGTGGAGGATTGGAGTTTTTTTGATGAATGAAGTAGATATTTTAGCAATGACGTATGAAGATATAGCCACTATTTTACGCTTGCAGGATGTTGAAAACATGGAAACTGGAATTACCGAACAAAAATATGTAGCCATTCACGAAAATGTTTCTTGTGCCTTGTCACAAGGCCAACAAGACGGACTAAAGGTGCTTGAAGGGGATATGTTAAATGTAGCTATAGATGAGTACAAGTTGTTTGCACGTCCGGAAATTATTGTCGAGCGTGGCGATAAAGTTATTGTTAATCAAAAATATTCGAAAATTACGTTTGAGCTATACGCTACCAAACCTTTTTATTATCCTAGCCATTGTGAAGTTGGTTTGACAGGACGTGAACCTAATGGGTGACGTTAGATTTGAGAGCAACGCTAAAGAAGTTATGAAGCAATTTGAACAAATGACTAAACTTGCTCAAAAAGAAGGAGAAGCATTTGTTAACGACTCTTTAAACAAAGTATGGGAATTAGCGGTACCCTTAACGCCCATTAAAACCGGTGATTTAAGACGGGGATATCGGGTTATGAAAGCAAGGAAACTTTCTACTGGTAGAATCGTTGGAGCTTTGATTAATAACGAAAAATATTTTAAATATGTGAATGATGGGCATAGAACTAAAAATGGTGGGTTCGTTAAAGGCCGATTTATGTTGCAACGCGCTACTAATTTAGCGAATATGACCTATATTCCGCGCCGATGGAAAGTTATGGCTATTAAAGTGCTGAAAGGAGCTAAGAAATGAAGTCTAAAATAACACGTGCGATTACGCAAAAATTAAAACAAATTGCGCCATCTGCACCAGTCTATGAAGATAGCGTGATGCAATCTTCAAAAGATTTCTACTTTGTTCTGTCAGTTGAACCAGCAGGCATGGAGAATGTGGGCATTAACGTACAAAATAAAGCATTCTTAGTTGACATTGCCTTAGTGGATAATAAATCCAACAAAAATCTAATAAACGAGATGGTCTCACAATGTGAGGCTTTTTTTAATGTCTTAGAAATAGATGACAATCAAATTTTACCAGAAGATTATATGCCGGACAAAACGGATGGAGTGCAACATATTCGATTTACTGTTGCATTTCCTCAATATATTGAATGGAGTGAGGATTAATGGCAAATAAAAAGAGTAAAACAGGAATTATTTCTGTGGAAAAACCAACATGGTTTCCATTAATAGATGATGCAGGTGATTTTCCAGTATATGGCGAGCCAGTAGTTATGGGAACTGCAGTCAGTATTAAACCCACAGCTAATTATGAGACCACACAAGATTTCGGAGATTCAGTTGTTCAAGACCAATTTACAGCCTTCGGTGGAGCAGAAGTAGAGTTGGAATCAAACGGGTACACCCACAAAGTTTTATCGGAAATTACTGGGGGAAAATTGGTGAAAGGCGGCGCTTTGCGATCGGGAGAAGATATTGCTAAAGACGGAGCTTTTGCTTATAGACGTAAGAAAACAAACGGAAAATTTCGGTATACCATTTTTTACAAAGGACAATTTACTTTAGATTCCGATGAAACTTCTACGCAAGAAGGAAACAAGGTAACTTTTACCCATCCAACATGGAAAGGTTCGTTTGTAGATGTGCCAGGAGTAGGTTATATGTACTCAGTTGATGAAGACGATGAGGGAGTAGATGCTGAAATGATTAAAAATTGGTTTGCTACCCCCGCAAATCCACTGACAGTTGAAGAAGAAGGAGATCAATAATAATGTCAAAATATCAAACCACAATTAAATTAATGCAGAAAAATAAGGATGGAAAATATAAATCAGTACAGTTTAAATCGGCGGAATTTTTACCTGGTAGTGTTATGGAAGAAGCTACCAGTTTGCAAACTAGACTACAAGAAGCGATTAAAACGAATGATATGGAAGAAATTCGGCCAGTAATGCATGAATGTTATGCCTTTATTGGAAATGTAATCTTTGAAGGCCAATTTACGGGTGAGGATTACATGAACGGAATGGACGCTCGTGAAGTTTTAAAAATTACTGGCCAACTACTTAATTCTGTAACAGCAGGATATGACGATGTGTACGCTGAACAGAAAAAAAAGTAGCAGAACTTCTTATTCATCCTGATTTTGTTAAAACTCCACAATTTAGAGAAATGGAAATCAAACTCCAATTATTTGAAATGGGTTGGACTCTGAATGAGATTGAAAATACTGATTTAAATACTTTAATGAAACTAATTGGATTTAGAGACGCCGTTAACGAATACGAAGATGTTAAATATCTTGACGAGAATACGATGTTCTAAAGGGGGTGGTACTTTTTGAACAACGAAGACTTAGTTTTAAAAATGATTTTGGATGAATCTGGTTTTACGTCAGGTATGAATAATGCTGTAAAAAAGTTAGGCAATTTTGATGGGCAAGTTAGTCGTACCGGGGATAAAGGTGGCCGCTCTCTCGGAGGCATCTGGACATCTTTTGTTGGAAACTTCCTTGCAAGTGGTGCAACTAGAATTATTTCTAAGGGATTAGGAATGATTTCTAGTAGTGTTGATGGGGCTATTAATCGTGTTGATACATTAAATAATTCAAATCGTGTTTTCGAAAATATGGGTTTTAGAGCTGGGGAAACAAAGAAGGCTATGAAAAACCTTGAAAAATCAATTAGTGGATTACCGACGCCGCTGGACTCTGCTGTTCAGGGAATGACGGCACTAACCGCAACATATGATGATATTGATTTAGGACAAAAAGTATTTTCTGGACTAAATAATGCCATTCTAGGTTTCGGAGGTTCAACTGATATGGTTAACAACGCTATCATGCAGTTATCGCAATTACCAATGGATGGACCGCTCGATGCACAGACTTGGAACTCATTACGTAATTCTGGTCTAACTCCTGTTTTAAATGCAATGGCTAAAGAATCGGGAATGAGCATGAGTGCCATGAAAGAAGCCTTTGGTAAGGGTGAATTAACAGTTGAAGATTTTACTAAAAAGTTGATAGATCTTAATAAAAATGGTGGTGGAGGTCTCAAGTCACTAGAAAAAATTGCTAAAGATTCAACTTCGGGTATAAAAACAGGTATCGCTAATATGAAAACTGCTATTACCCGTGGAGTTGCTGAATCTATCAATAAAATCAACGAAGGATTAGCAAAAAGTGGAACAAGTATTTCTGATATTTTGTCAAAAGTCGGGAGTGCTTTCGAAAATGGATTAAAAGTTGTCGCAAAAGAAATCCCACCAATTATCGAAGGGATTTCGAATGCGTTTAATTTTTTATCCGATAATGCGGAATGGTTAATTCCAATTATTTCCGGAGTCGTGGGCGCATTAACCGCAGTGGCTGCAATTAACTCAGCAACAAATACAATCACAAATATTACCAAAGCAGTGGGATCTTTATCTACTGCTTTTTCATTTTTAATGAGTCCGACAGGTCTGATTATCATCGGTATAGGAATGTTGGTTGCTGCAGGTGTGATGCTTTATAAAAATTGGGATACTATCAGCGCTGAGGCTAAGAAAATATGGGGTGGAATTGCAGACTTTTTTAAAGTCACTTTTAATAACATCAAAGGATGGTTTTCAGGTCTCTGGGAAGGCGCGAAGGAAAAAGCCTCTGCCGCAGTCGAAGGTGTTAAAAATGCTTGGTCTAATACAAAACAATGGTTTGGTGACTTATGGCAAGGGATTAAAGGTACCGCTAGTAATTTATGGCAAGGAACTATTGATTCTGCAAAATTAGCAGTTCAAGGAGTTAAGGATGCTTGGTCTGATACAAAGCAATGGTTCAGTGATTTGTGGGAAGGAATTAAAGAAACTGCAAGCAAATTGTGGTCTTCTTTTTCTGAGACGATTATGCCATATATTAGACCACTTGTTGACGGTATAGCCAATGCTTTTTCAAACGTTAAAGAAAGTTTAACTACAATATTTTCAGAAATTAGTGAAATTGCTGGAAATGCCTTTGAAATTCTTAAAAATATTATTCTCGCTCCAGTTCTTTTCATTACTTCTATGATTTCGGGGGGCTGGGAAGAGACCAAAAACAATATGGTTGGTATTTGGAATAATATAGTAGAAGCAGCAGGAAGTATCTGGCTTTCTATCAAGACAATTATTACAACATATACAACAATGTTGGTCGATTCTGTAGTTGGAATAGCTACAGGATGGTATCAAACTTTGGTTAATATTTTCAATGGTATTAAGGATTGGGGAATCTTAAAAATCTCCGAAATGGTTATAGGTGTTAAAAGTTGGTGGACTAATTTAGTAACAAGCGTTAAAACGTTTGCTACAGATTTAAAGAATTTCGCTATTCAGGCTTTTCAAAATATGAAAGTTGGTGCTATTCAACGAGCTACGGATTTAAAAAACGGTGCGGTGAATGCGTGGGAGAACTTAAAGAATAGCATTAAGCAAAAAGCTACTGATTTAAAAAATGGCGCAATTAATACCTGGCAAACATTAAAAACTAATGTAATTAATACCGCAAATAACCTCGTTTTAGGTGCTGAAAACGCATGGGAGAAATTAAAAAGAGGGGTATCAAATACTGTTAATCGTGTCAAAAATATTTTTGATGATTTGAAAAAAATCAATTTATTTGAAACTGGAAAAAATATTATTGACGGATTGATTAACGGAATCCAAGAAAAGTTTGGAGATTTAAAGAAAAAAGTCAGTGATATAGCCGGAACAATCACTAGTGGACTTAAAAATTTACTTAATATCCATTCACCTTCTAGATTGATGCGGGATTTAATTGGTAAAAATGTCGTCTTAGGTATTATTGAAGGGATTGACCAAACTAGTCCCAGGTTAAAAAATTCTTTAGATAACTTACCATTTGAAAATACTGAGTTGCCAACGGTTAACTTAAAATCAAAAGTGGAAAACAACAATTTAGCCAATGAAACGAAAGCTAGTGGTTCTAATGTGGGAACTAATGAAAATCAAGAAATCCATTTACATTTAACAGTTTATGGAGATATGCCTGATTCGGTTATTCGTCAAATGGCGAAGAAAATGAAAATAGAATTAGCTCGTTTAATGCAGAATGATGCTGATGCAGTGGGAGGGGTGATTTAATGCAATTTAAGAGAGGTCAGTTTGTACTTAACGGGAAACATTCTGAAGAATTCAATGTCTTTATGCGAAATCGTCCCATCTCCACTTCTTCAGGACGTGTAATTGAGCTTAGGGAACGCGAAGGAAACGACTCTATTGTTATTGATAAAGCTTATTACAAAAATACCAATAAAAAAATTGAGTGTTATTACAAAGCACCTACTTTAGAAGATGTGCAAGAATATGAAGATAGAATCACAGCTTGGCTTGATATGGGAAGTTATAGTGACTTCATTGCCTATTTTGATCTACAGTACATTTATCAAGCAATCGTGATTGATGCACCGACATTCAAAGGAACACGTAAAACAGGAAATATTGTTCCTTTTGAGTTTACTGTCAGTGTACGACCCTTTAAAGAAAATCGGTCAGGTAGAAAATCACTTTTTCGAACTTCAAACTTTTCATTATTTAATACAGAGAAGTATCCCTCTAAACCACTTATTAAATTGACTGGTTCGGGCGATGCTTCTTTTTTTATTAACGATAAAGAATTCAAACTTAAACAACTTGATCGTGAATTAATTATTGATTCAAAAATTGAAGAATCTTATCGAGGTTTAGATGGAGCATTGGAACATCAAGATCTTGTTACAGCATTTTTAGATTTTCCTGAATTAGTGTCTGGCAGAAATGATTTCCGCTGGACTAGTAATATTAAAACTTTTGAAATTACTCCAAGGTGGTGTAGAAAAGTATGAAACCAAGAATTTATGAGCCAAGTGAAACAGATTTTTCTACCAACGGACTTGGAATTTTAAGAGATTGCTCTTACGTTGAAATCATAGAAGAGGCAAACGGGAAATATGAATTAGAGTTAGAATATCCGCTTGGAACACGATTTGATGAATATTTTGAAGATGATTATCAAATCAAAGCAAAACCAAATGACCAAGAAGAATATCACATTTTTTATATAGATGATAAAGATGTCGATACATTTATGGATACTGTCACAGTCTATGCCAAGTCACGCACATATCGTCTTGGTAGACGTGCTGTAACAAAAGTGGAAGTTGATTCACAAACAGCTCAAAACGCTATGAAACTCATTGAGAACGGCATGGATAAGGCATCAGATATTCGGTTGTATTCGGATATTTCAACGACTTCTAGCACTACATTTGAGGCGCGAAATGTTTTAAATTGTATAGCCGGTGAACAAGGTTCTTTGCTGCAGTATTGGGGTGGGGAGATGAAAAGGGAGCCATTTAAATTATCACTCCTGAAACGGCGTGGACGTGATAACGTTGGTACAATTCGCTATGGCAAAGATTTAATGGGATTAAAAATAAAACTTGATTGGTCAGGGATGAAAACTCGTATTATCCCCTATGTTGATGCACAAGGAGCAGAAGGAACGGCAAATCGTATTTATGGGAACGTTGTAGATAGTCCATTAGTTGAAAATTATTCGGATGTACGCACGGAACATATTCAATTCACAGAAGAGCAAGGAGCAAAAGACTTAAATTCATTGAATAAAGTAGCTGCAAATTATTTTAAATCTATTAACCCTGGTTGTGATAAGCCAAAGATTTCAATCACAATTGAATTTGATAAGTTGATAGATAGTGAAGAAGCAAAGGAATTTGCACGAATCAGAAACTATGGACTTTTTGATACTTTCCACGTTTATCACAAAAAATATGATATCTATTTAGAATCAAAAGTTACAGGTATTGTTTATGATACATTAAATGAAAAGACCAAAACGTTAGTAGCTGGCGATACGCAAGTTGCGTTTTATCAACAACAAACGAATCAATTTCAAGAGAAATTAAAAGAGTATGCTACTAACAGTTATATGAGTGGTTTTACAGACTATGTATCGTCCATGATTACTGGTGGAGGGCAAGCAGGAGGACATGTTGTGTTGTGGCCAAAAACACAACCTTCTAATATTTTGATTATGGATACCGCTGATATCAATACAGCAAAACATGTGATCCGTTTAAACAAGAATGGCATTGCATTTTCCAAAAATGGTTGGAATGGCCCCTTTAATTCAGCATGGACGATTGATAGCATCTTTAATGCGGACTTTATTAGAACTGGGACGATAATAGCGGATGTTTTGGAAACATCATTTAACAAATTAGGCGACCAGCTTAGAATCGTTTCGGGTGCTTTACAAATTATAAATAATAAGAAAAAAGTAATGGAGTTAACCAAAAAAGGCATGCAATTTTTGAGTAAATCTGGTGAGATTGGTACGATCGGTACAACAGACTCAGCAGGTAATCCATTTCCAAAAGCTGTAACTCCAACACCTATAGAAGAAAATGCTCTGGTTATTCGCGCTAACGGTTCTGGTAAGTATATTTTGATTTCAGCCGTGCAAGAAAAAGGCTTTATAATGCTTGGAAATGGCAAAACATACCATTTTGGCGATTTAGATATCCAAGGTAAGTTGACTATTAATGGTCGAGAGGTCTTTCCTGGTCAAGGTGGGGGCGGCGGAGAAGGTGGCTCTGGAGAATGGGATGGAACGTATCCGGCTGGTATCACGAGTTCTGCTGATAAATTTGCATGGCAATGGTGGGTATATTTAATTGCCCGTGGTTTCAGTAAAGCAGCCACTGCAGGAATCCTTGGTAATATTCGAGGTGAAGTTGGTCCCGGAATGAATCCAAACACATCGCAAGTAGGTGGCCCTGGTTTCGGTGGTGTTCAGTGGGATGGATCATCCTATCCGTTAATCGGTGCGCCTACGTGGGATGGACGCGAATATGTTCAACGCTTAATGGCCAAAGCAGGGATAACAGATGATTATACGGGAACTAAAGCACAATCAGCTCTAATTGATTGGTGTTGCTATAACGGACAATGGCTTGGCCGCGTTCAACCTACTTCTGTAGCTGAGTTTAAAAAAATTACAGATCCAGCACAAGCTGCTTATGTGTTCGAAGAAAACTTTGAACGACCAGCGGCAGCACATCCAGAACGCCAATCTTGGGCAACAGAATGGTTTAATCGTTTTAAAGATTTGACGATTAGTAAAGGCGGTGGAGCCATATTAGATGTTGCTAAAAGCTGGCTTGGTTATTTCTACTATATTCAACTTCACCCATCTTCTGATTTGGGTGATTTTTTGAATCCCAACAAATCTGGTGGTACGGATTGTTCCGGTTTTGTTTGGCTCGTTCTAAATAAGGCAGGCTATAACGTGCCCGGAAATATGCAATGGTATACCGGGTCAATGACGGCAGACGCTAGAGGTTCGAAACGTTGGTTGCGTGAGATTTCGTCAAGTGAAGCAAAAGCAGGTGATATTGTTATTGTCAATCAAGGCAGCGGGGCAGGGAATAATGGACATACTGCAATTCTTACAGAAGACTATCATGGTCACCAAACTAAGATTATCGAAATGGGCGGTATGAATAGCAATGGTGTTGGTTATGGGAGAATTGATTTGTCATTTGGTTATCTCCTGAATGGCGGTGACTTTTGTCTTGCACGACCAATTAAGAAATAAAGGAGACTCAAGATGAATAAAGGATTAAATCATTTACAAAGTTTGATCGGTCAGCCTATTGGGAATCACCAATGTTATGCATTGTCTGCAGAGTACGCTGGTATTATGGACGGTCCAGGCATGGGTGCAATGACCAAATACGATATTACCCATCAAATCGGCAATGTTTGGTCAGCGGCTGAAATTGGTTCAGCTTACGATTGGACACTGTATGGTTGGCGTGTAATCGTTGAACCGACGTATGAGCAACTTGTTCCAGGCGCAATCATTAATTGGAAACTAGGGGCAAAAGTTAGTGACAATATGTTAGCACCTCGAACATTTGGACATACGGGAGTCATAAAAAGTTTGCTGAATCATCAATTTCAAACTTATGAACAAAATGCAGAACATGGTGAAATTGTTGCGGAATACAATCGGAATTTCTTTGATTCTAATCAAATTGCTTCAATCTGTATCCCACCAGATTTTGAGAAAGGGGTGATTAATATTGAGTAAATGGCATGTCGTTTTAAGCACCACAGAGCCACACAATTATATTGGTATCGTAAAAGTGAGACAAGGAAATAAGAATAGTGAAATCTTGGAAGCTCAAATTGTAGAAAATGGGCTTCCTTTTGATTTGTCTGGTTGTAAAGTCTACTTTGAGTCAATTGTGGGTGGGAAATATCCAGTACAGTTAGCATCTAAAATCACAGACGCGAAGCAAGGAAAAATTCAATATGTATTTGACGAGTATTCGATGCAGTGCCTTCACAGACAAACCGCTGATTTTATTATCTTCAAAGATGAAGAGATTGTTGCAACGACGCAAGATTTTTCTTATTTTGTTATTAATGCTGTTTCTAAAACTGAAGGCGAGATGGGGTCATATTGGCAATCTGTTGAGGATTTAATTGCAGACATGATTGATTTCATTACAGAAAATCAAGGCGATTTTACATCGTGGATGAATGCTAGAAAATCTGAATTTGAAGCTTGGCGTGATTCTCAGAAAAATGAGTATTTAGTTTGGTTTGAATCAATCAAAGATATTTTGGCTGATATTGACCCAGGTGGAAAGATGTTACTCGAATTGATGAATGCGAGAGTTGATATAGCTGGAGTAACGCATGGGAATATTACCGATAGATTAGTAGCTGATATGGAATTCTTCTATAAAAAGTTGAAGGATGTATTTTTTACTATTGAAATTGGTGATGTAGTGACTACTGATATTTTAGAAGACGATTTATTCTCTACAAATCATGATGTTGATAAAGTAAGCTCTGTTGACTACAAAAATGAGGATGGCGCATTAATTATTGCAACGATAGATGATAAAGAACAAGATACCTTTTTTCTAGAGAAGGTAGGTGAAATTTGATGGTCAAAACTAAAAGAATGATGGAAACAGATGAAAAAGGTGTTAAACGTCAGTTTTTCCCAATCACACACGCTTCTGCAATTTTAGGTCTTGAGAAAATCATAGCGGGAGAAGCAAAAGTACTTTCTGTAAACGGAAAATCTGGAACAGTTATTATCACTAAGGAAGATTTAGGATTGGCAAATGCAATCACTGAATTGCCTGATCTTCCATACGCAAGTGATGTGGAAGACGGTATTATCACTGCTGAAATGTATCAAAAAATACTGAATACTGGTGAAGGTGACTATGAATTGCCAATTGCGAACGATAGTCGCCTTGGTGGGATTAAAGTAGGCGAGCGGTTAGCAATCGATACAAATGGAAAGCTATCGGCAGTAAAACAAACGGATATTAATTTTTCGCAAGAATCGAAAAACAAACTGGATTCGTTAAAAAATTATACTGCTGGCGACAATATCACAATTGATGAAAATGGGCGAATCAGTTCAACCGCGGACACTAGTTCGTATCAATTACCTACTGCTTCATCTGACATTAAAGGCGGCATTAGGGTTGGACGTGGATTGACCATGGAAGAAGATGTTTTAACTGCCGATATCCAAATGAACTATACCGCTGGCGCAAATATTTCAATATCTAATACCGGAGTAATCAGTGCAACAGGTGGTGGAAGCAGTGGTGGAGTTAGCCAAGAATATGTAGATCAAAAAGCGACTGAAACATATCAGGCGGCACAAGCTTACACCAATTCGAAGATACCAAGTTTTAGTTTTGAAAAAGTAGGGGAGGTTTTAGAATGACAGATATTGTAAAAGTGAAACAAGATGGTGTTCAAGTATATGTTCAAACTCACTGGAATGCTATCGTAGATAAACCAGAAACAATAAAAGGTGATAAAGGTGATCCTGGTCAAGCTGCAACAATCACAGTTGGCACAGTAACAAGCGGTACCACTGCTGCAGTAACGAATGCTGGAACTTCATCTGCTGCTAAATTTAATTTTGTACTTCCTAAAGGTGATAAGGGAGATCCTGGACAAAATGCGACTACAACAGCAGTTGCTACTACAAGTGCGAATGGTTTAATGGCATCAACGGATAAGACAAAATTAGATGGTGTTGCAGCCGGTGCTCAAAAAAACCCAGGGAATGCGACAACATCAGTGGCAGGATTAATGTCTGCAACAGATAAAGCAAAATTAGATGGAATGAGTTCCATTACATTAGAGAAAGTGGGGACTGTTTAATATGGCTGATATTGTTCAACTAAAAGAAAATGGGGTACCTAAATACCTCAAAACACATATTGCTGCGGTTGATGGAAAAGCTTCAAATGTTGTTGGAGAATTTGGGTTAGATGACCAGTCTTACATGACACCGGCCACCACAGCAGCTGCTATCTCTGGACAAGTTGTTAAAGAATCAGGAGCATTAGTTCAGTACATTGCCCATCGGGGATCAAATGCAGATTATCCAGAAAATAGCTCACCAGCTTTTCGAGCAGTTACTCGACACTGGGGAATTGAAACAGATATACAAGTTACTAGTGATGGTACTTGGATTTGCATGCACGATTCAACAGTAGATCGCACCACGAATGGTACAGGAACCGTGGCAAGCAAGACGCTTGCACAAATTAAAGCTTTGAGAATCGATACGGGGAACAACCTCGCTTCGTTGAGTGATGTTGACAAGCAGGTACCAACGTTTGACGAATTTTTAGCAATCTGTAAAACAAATGGTCGAGTACCTATCATCGAAATTAAAGCCGGAAGTTATACCCAAGCAAATTATGATGCCATTATCACAAGTTTAAATAAATATAACCTAAAACAGGGGGTAGTATTTATTAGCTTTGATTATCAAGCCTTAGTTGAGATTAAAAAGCGACTGCCTGTTGTACCCGTACAGTATTTAGTTAATTCAATCAGCGATAAGTTAATTTCTGACGCAAAAGCTTTGGGTGTTAATGCTACGCTAGATGTGAAATATAATGATGCAAGTGTGACTGCAAACAATTTAATTAAAATCCATGCAGCCGGATTAAGCGCAGGTTGTTGGACTGTCCCAGACACACAGTTTGATGCAATGATTGCGATGGGATTTGACTACATTACAACCGATAGCAAGAGTGGAAACCGTAAATGGGCAAAATTGATTTTAGAGAATGAATTTACGATACCTGGAGGTGGAACGGATGTTACCGGTACTTGTTTTGTTGAAATGATTGATAGCAACTCATTCATTCTTAGACTTTCATTAGCAGATGGTTCTAATACTCGAGGGACAGTAATCACGAAACTGCCAGAATGGGCAACTCCTCTCAACTCTCGATATACAGACATTAACATCCGTACCTCCTCTGGTGTAGGAAAAGCGGCTTTAGATATATTGGGAAAAGCATCTGCAAACCCTAGTGTTGTAAAAGTTTCCTTCGGTTGGGATGCGCGGACGACATGGGCTCAAGTAGAGCATATTATCAGTTGTTACTAGACAATCTTCTTAATAGTAGATTGTCTTTTTTTGATGGATTAAGTTACCAAAATAGAAAAGGAAAGTGAGTAGTATGGATATGAAAATGATTTTATGGGCAGAGCAGATGATGAAAGACGACTATGGTAAAGTTTTGATTTGGTTAGCAGTAATTTTAATGTTAATGGCGGTAGACATGATTACAGGTTTTATTCAAGCCTATGTGAATCATGACCTAAAATCAGGGAAAATGGGAACTGGGTTACTTAAAAAATTTGCACTTTTAGCTGTATTAGTAGCTGTAGTCCCTTTAACTATTGTATTGCCTGAAATGATTTCAGTCAGCGTTATTATCGGTGTTTATATTTTAGAAACGCTAAATGAACTGGTCAGCATTGTAGAAAATCTTAATAAAATGGGAATAGCTGCAAGTATGTTTGACCCGATTATTAAACGACTACAAGCTCCGAACAATCCTGATGACAAGGAAGGTGAATAGCATGCAGATTTTTAATAATGTAGCAAATATTATTATTTTATCGATGTTTGGGATTTTACTGATTGCTTTATTGTTTGCTATTTTTCAATGTTTAAAAGCGTTCAAAATTGAGCGATTGAAAAATGAGCTAACTATCAAGCGTAGTTACGCAGAGATTTTTATTAGTTCAGCGAATAGATTTGATCGTGAATTAATTAAATCACAGTTAATTGATACCTTCTCTAAAAATAAAATCCCCTTTAGTTATGAAGAAATTGACAAATTAATTGAAACGGCTAAACAAGATTTGTTAGGAGGCAAGTGACTATGCTAAACGGTATTGATATTTCTAGCTGGCAAGGTAACATTGATGTTTCAAAAGTACCTTGTGATTTTGTCATCATTAAGTCTACCGGAGGAGGTGGAAACGGAAAAGGGTATGTTAATCCATATTGTGACAGTCGTTTTCAACTGGCTAAAAAATCTGGAAAACTTCTTGGCGTATACCATTACGCCCACGAGATTGGTTATCAAGGTTCTGCAATTGAAGAAGCTGATTTCTTTTTAAAAAAATCGAAGGGTTATCTCAATGGTGATGCAATTCCAGTGCTAGATTGGGAAAGTGATAATAAGTACGATGTGAATTGGGCTTTAGCTTGGCTTGATCGAGTGTACCAAAAAACAGGAATTCGACCATGGTTTTACACATATACGGCGGTGATTAACGCAAAAGATTTCAGTAAGATTGCAAAAGCCGGCTATGGTTTGTGGATTGCAAACTATGGAATAAATACAAATATCGCAGGATACAAACAACCAAGTCCGCCTAAGTCTAATGGTTTCAGTGTAACAGCTTGTTTCCAATACTCTAGCCAAACATATCTGAGCGGTTATAGTGGCGCTTTGGATGCGAATGTCTTCTATGGGGATGAAAAAGCATGGAAGGCCTATGCTAATCCAAACAGCGGTAGTAAACCAAATCCTATTCCGACACCTGAAAAACCACCAGTAGAAAATAACGGAGGAATTAAAATGAAAGAAATCACGCTAAATAGTAATGTTAATCTGCGTACCGCGGCTAAAACGTCTGCACCAGTCATTGCACTTTTAAAAAAAGGCGATAAAGTTAAGTTTGATGATATCGTGTTAGCAGGCGGATACATGTGGGGCGTTCAGCCACGTGGTAATGGTACTAAAGGATATCTATCTTTAGGCAAAATTGATGCGTATGGTTCAATAAAATAAAGCTTTCATAAAGCTGGATTTCATATGATATAATTGAAAGAAAAAAGGTGAGATTGCAATGAAACCTAGTCTTTTGAAATTTAATATTGATTATGAATCTTTAGAAGCTTCACTTCAAAGCAGTTCTCCCGAAATATTGATTGATATTTCGGGAATTGTTTATTTGCCAGATGACTTAAATATAGATTTTGAGAGAGCACCGCGACTCAATTTAGAAGTATCAGCAAAGAATAGCGACGGATATCTCTATTTAGGTAAAACTTCATTTAATTTGGCAAATAATATGATTAAAAAATTAACTTCGTTTGATAAAGTGTTTTCCTTTGAAAAACAGGCTTTCCTTGATTTAGAAATTATTTCTATCTCTGTTCAGTTATCGATTTCTGACAAACTTGATGGAGAGATGGGATTAGGTGCTCAAATTGAATCGGGTACTTTTATGTCTTCGACTTTTCCATTACAACTATTTATTGGTGAGTCGGATGAATAATAATAAGGTTATTAATTTAGAAGAGAAACAAGAGCCTAATGTTTTCGGAGAAAGAGTACCTTCGAGAAGAAACCGCGACAGTGGAGGAGGCGGAGGAAATATGTCTGAATATGTTACAAAAGAGGAATTTAACTCTGCTGTGAAAGAAATAACACATAGCATTGAGCTAAACCAAAGAGAAACAAATGCAAAATTAGATCTTATTTCGCAAAGTATTAGACATAATGAAAGTTTAATTGAAGAAAAACTTGGTAGACAAAATGATTCGATTTTAAGAACTGACGGTAAAGTAAATTGGATTGTTGGATTAGTTGTTGGTTCAATTATTATACCAATATTTTTTACGTTGTTTTGGAATTAAGCAGTGTACTCATAAATAGTAAAATAAAAGCCCTGGTCTCTTAGTTGAGGTCAGGGCTTTTTTCTATTTGATTCTTAATTGCATACCGGGATTAAAAAGAAAGTTATTTGGATCAATACCATTTAGTTGATACAATTGATCAACAGAAATTCCTGCGCGAGCAGCTACTTGATTCGGGCCTTCGCCATTTTGAACTGTAATATATTGTTCTCCTGTTTGAGCATTTTGGTCTTGTTGATTTTGGTTTTGATCTTGTTGCTCATTTTGTTGTGTTTGATTTTGCTGCTGGCTTTCTTCTGGATAATCAGAATAATAATTTTCTTCTTGTTCCTGAGCTTTTTGCGCTTCAATTTGCTCTTTAACGGATGGTCTGTTTGGATCAGATGTTTGTAATCCTAAATCTACGCTTGAACTCATTTCTTGCTCTTCAGAAGATGAGGATTCCGACGTGCTGGAAGTCGATTCTTTTGTAGAGGAAGATGTACTTTCTGTACTCGTTGTCGTTGTTGTTGTTGATTTTTTGTAAGGAGTTAAAACAAGCTTTACAACGCTATCTTTATTGTCCTTTTTAGAATCAGGTTCAAATACAATGTTTTTTTCATCCTTAGAAACAATATAATATGACGATTCATTTTCTTCCGTATCTGTTAGCGTTAACTTATCTCCTGATAACTCATATTCATATTTGAATGACATTTGCTTTATCAACGCTTCTCCAAATTCTTCGCCAATTTTTTCTAATTCATTTGTAGCTGTTGACTTCATGCTGCTCGTATCAATTGACATGGTCATGACGTGATCAGTAAATGAAGCAATTAGTTTCAATTCTTCATCTTTATTACCTGATTGTTCAATGGACCAATCGTTAGCTTTTAAATCCTCTGTGGTAACTCTTGAGGAACAACCAACAAGAGTAAAGCTGATAAATACTAAAATTGTGCCTAACATCTTTTTCAATTTTACCAACCCCCAGTTATTGTTTATCATATGTGATTATCCATGACCCCATGACACTTTCTACTTTATTTACTTTGACTATTAATTTATCACCAGTTTCAACTTTCGGGTTTTCGTTACTAACAAAATTCATATGTTCTCCAGTTTGAATATTATATCCAAAAGCACTTTGAGGAGCTAGTTTATCAACAGTAATTGATACGGTTTTTCCATCAATCGAATCTCCATCAACTAATACTTTTTCGGCTTCTTGTGTTGTATAATCTGCTTTTGAATTGCTGCCGCAAGCCCCCAAAATAAAGATACCAACTAAGATAATTAAAATGTTTAACCCTTTTTTCATTTAATCCCCACCTTCATTTTTATCACCTAAATTGTATCACAGTAGATATAGGCAGCATAGGGATAAATAAGGATTAAGATTCTGTCCGAGTTTGTGTAAACTTGCCACAAACTTGCCACAAAAAAATGTAAAATTAGGTAAAACGAGGGTAATTAAATATTAAAATATTTTTTTGAAACGTTGATTTAACGCCATTTCACCATCACAGATTATATGCTATAATACGTTTTGCGGTTCATCAACCATCCCGCGTCATCAAAACTCGGAGAAAGAAGGAAAAATTTGTGCAAATGAGTAAAAGTAACAGTAATATTAAAGTCTTGGCAGTAAATGCGATTGTGGCGGCTTTGTATGTGGCCCTATCTTTAATTACACCATTTTCTGCGGGACCAATTCAATTTCGAATTTCAGAAAGTTTAAACCATTTAGTCGTTTTTAATCGGAAGTATTTATGGGGAATTTTTTTAGGTGTTGTCATTTATAATGCGCTATTTGGCTACGGTATTATGGATGTGCTTTTTGGTGGGGGACAAACCTTACTGGCATTAACACTAACCAGTCTCTTACAAAATAAAGTGAAGGATAAAAAAGTGTTGTTAGGCTTTAATATTGCCTTTTTCACTTTCAGCATGTTTTTAATTGCCATTATGCTGATGATTACGGCGGATTTGCCATTTTGGCCAACATATTTGACGACAGCTTTAAGTGAATTAATCATTATGAGTATCTCCGCACCGGTAATGGTGTGGTTAGATAATCGCCTACACTTTAATAAACAACTATAAAAAAAGATTTGGGGTTTTCCCAAATCTTTTTTTAGTTGAAGAGATTGACGGCGCTAAAATTTCAAAAAAATTGTAGAATAATCTAGCAAATCGCCGTCTTATTGTTTGAGAGCTGAAAGAGTCCGTTTCGCTTTCCCTATTCGGCAGCAGTCAAATCTTCTAATTCGACGACTTTGAAATTTTTACTTTCCAAATGACTAATAATTTTATCACAAACCACTTTATCAGTTTTTGCGGGTAACGTGATAAGTGTCCGACGAATAAATTCATCTTTACCAATGTCTAATGTAATACAGCTAGCAATGCTGCTGTATTTAGCAATAATTTTACTAATTGCAGCTAAATCACCTTGTTTACCTGTTGAAGCAATCGTTAAAACGTAGCTCCCTTGATCGACACTCCAAGATTGGGATAACATGTTCAAAAGTGAGCTGTGAGTTAAAATACCATAAAATTCATTATTTTCATTTAACACAGCAATATAGGGTAATTCTTTAATTGTGAAAAATACTTTGAAAAAAGAAGAATTCACATAAATAAATTTTGTCGCATTTTTTAGTAAGTGAGTCACAGGTAAATTCATATCGCCGCCGTTAGCTTTATGATGATAAATATGCATTTTATAAAT